GGAGCTGGTTTCCGAGGCCTTGGCCATGACTGGCGACAGGGACTACGACTACCAGGTGCCACCTGCAGACATGATTGATTTTGTGCAGAACTTACGCAGAGCGGGGCAGCTATGAGTGAAACAATAGTAGCGATTGACTTGGGCACCACTACAGGCTGGGCGTGCCGGCCACTGCATGGTCCGATCGCATACGGGTACGCTACCTTTAAGCCTGGCAGATACGAGGGCGGCGGCATGCGCTACTTGCGCTTTAAGCAGTGGTTGACTGAGCTGAAGGGTACGGTGGGTGGCGAGATCCAATCCATCTACTTTGAAGAGGTGCGCCGGCATGCCAGCACAGACAGCGCGCATGTCTACGGCGGCCTGATGGCCACGCTGACCAGCTGGTGTGAGCACCACAAGATCCCATACCAAGGCGTGCCGGTTGGCACCATCAAAAAGCACGCTACGGGAAAAGGCAACGCGAGCAAGGAAGACATGATCGCTGCCATGGTTGGCATGGGCTACCAGGTAACAGATGACAACGTAGCAGACGCGCTATCGCTGCTGCACTGGGCACTATCGGAGGTGGACAATGCTTGAGACTGTATTGATTGTTGTTGCGCTGATGTTGATCGGCGTGATGGTTGGTGTCTTTGTGGCCATCGCGCTGATAAACAGCTGGATGGACAGGGACGACTGATGCACATTAGTTACGTGAAGATTGTCAGAGATGACGAGGGCACGGTCATTGACACGCAGGAGGCCAACGGCGAGATGCGCAGGCTCAACTACCAGATCGAGGTCTTGAAGGCTGCGCTCGAGATCGAGATGGATCGGGTGTACGACTTGAAGGAACTACTGGACGAGGTGCGCCGGTTGGCCTTTGAGCTCAACGAGGAAGTCTTGAGGGTGCAGCCATGAAGTGCCCGATCTGCAGCACGTGGACGTCAATCAAAGAGACACGCAAGCGAGAGAACAACATTACAGTGCGGCGGTATGAGTGTGCCAACCTGCACACATTCAAGACCTCTGAGCAGATCACCCACATTCTGGACGCTACACACATGGAGCAGCTTAAGTTAGCCAGGTTAGAAAACCTAGCCAAGGCCAGCAGGAGCCGCAAGAAGGCAAGCAATGCATGAAGAGGAAGTACATCTATCGCAAGGCAAGCAACGCGCCGTCACCCAGCCTGGAATGCCTGCTGATGGCGTGTGGGCGAGAGTTGTTGACGACCTGGGAAGTGCTCAAAGACAAGCAGCTGGTGGACAGGCACCTGGCGAGTCTAGACAAAGTCTATGGCGTAAACGCAGAGCAGAGGGTCAGGCAGTACATGCGAGAGATCAAGAGGAATGAGCGCGGTGGCTGACAATGTGGTGAGCTTTGAGATACCAAAGCCACCAAGGCTGAGGTTGAAGGAGGCACCACCAGACCAGCGCAAGTTAGTAGTGCTGCCGATCAAGGCGGTCTTTGACCAACGATTGCATCACGGTGCAGTGAGAGTGCTGGCAGCGCTGTGTAGTTACTGCAACAGAGCCGGCATCACATGGGTGAGCCAGACAAGGCTAGCCAAGGACTTGAGCATCACCCAGCAAGCGGTATCAAAGCAGTTCAAGCAGCTTAGAGAGTGCGGCTACCTGGAGACAGTAAGGAAGGGTTTTAAAGGAGAGAGGACAGACACGCTACGGGTTATCTTTGGCGCAGACATAGACGCAGAGACAGCCATAGCAGTGACGAGCAGTATTGAGGACACTAGAACACCACAGATGAAAAGGGAGCAAGACATGCAAACAGACAAACCAGAGCCAGCAGCAGGCAAGCGCAAAGTAGTCAAAAAGAGTCAATCAAAGCGTGGACAACCTGTGCATAAGATACCTAGCACTAACAACCCGCAGGTTGTGCAGCAATCACAACCTTATCACAACGTAGAGGTTGTAGATAACACGGAAGAAGACATGAGAGGTCTTCCTGTTATAAGTAGTCTTGTTACAAGTAAACTTCTTAAAGAGAAAGAAGCAGACATGTTAGTACTGAACAACTTAGAAGTTAACGAGTTGAAGTCGGATGGCATGACAGACACGCAGATCGCTGACAGCCTCAACACGCTGCTGCCGTTGTACAAGGCCGAGGGCATCACACCCACATCCAAGGTCTTGATGGCTGGAATACGTCAATTGCAGGCAGATGCCCGATGATTGAATGCCCTCTCCGCGGGTTCTGTGGTACCTACAAGCCACGATCTAGGGTCGGTCTAGGCAAGGGTAGCCACTCGACCTCTCAGCTCGTTGTAGAGGCTCTGGCACAAACCTGTGCAAAGACCAAACGAACGTATGGATTGTGCTCAAGCAAAGGCACGGCACATGTGCAAGGCGTGGCAGGCAGGCAGCGCCTGCAGCTGGCCAAGCAAGAGGCACCCTTGCCCCCCGCCCCCTACGGTAGCGTAGCGGGGGTTCCCCTCAATTTTTCCCCTGTTTTTAACCAAGGAGTTGTATGACTGATGATCGTGAAATAAAGCCTAGTGAGGGCAAGTGCTGGAAGAATGCTGAGAAGACTGAGTCTTGGCATGGAGACTACAAGGGCACCTTTGTGATGCCAGATGGGACTAAGCACTTCCTTGACCTGTATGTGAACAAGACTGCTGATGGTGCAGTGTGGTTCAAGATCAAGGTGGGTGTGGCTAAGACTGCTCAGGCTGCTGCGCCTGTTGCCAAGGTAGCTTTGCTTGACGAGGATATACCTTTCTGATGGCACGGGTTAAATCTCGCTTATCTGAGCAGATCCCTAGTGTGAAGAACTGGGGTGGTGTGCGCTCGATTGAGAGGCGCTTAGAGCGCAGTGCTACGCTTGAGAGCAATCGTGAGGCTGTGGCCTATGCGTTGCTGTCTATGGCCAACACGAAGATCACAGACATTATGAGCTGGGATGAGAGTGGCAATGTGACTGTGAAGGCTAGCCACCTGATACCAGAGCATGCGTTGCACGCGATTAAGTCTATCAAGGTCAACAGCAAGAAGGACTCTGACGGCAATGTGTACTCCACGCTTGACATTGAGCTGTACGACAAGGTGGGAGTCTTGAGGTTGCTGGCCAAGGCTAGTGGACTGCTGGATAACCCAGATGATGGCAGCAGCAAGCCATCTGTGATTGACATCAATGTGGTGGCGCCGAGGGGTGAGACATGATGGATGAGTACGACATTGAGGAGCTCAAGGCACAGGACAGGCACGAGCGTAGGCATAGGAGTATGCTTATGGCTCACCCTAACTGCAGGGATCCGGATCACCCAGGTTGCGACTTATGTGAGGAGGTTGACGATGATGAAACAGCACATAACTGATGACCACCCAACTGTGCGGGTGTTCCCGCGCACTCTGGAAGAGGCTTGGCCTAAAGAGTACGTCAATAAAGACATCATTACTGGACCGCACCGAGACCCACCACTAAGTGACTTTGCAATACTCCTGGCGCTTATTGCTGTGGCGAGCTTTTTCTTTTACATGTTTAACAAATACATTTGGATCTGAGCGTGAAAACAAAAGAGCATTCAACTAAAGCTATTCCCGTTGGTGGGCTAAACCTTGACTTCAGCGAGTCGCCTGTCATCTATGACTTCATCCAGAGCAAAAACTTTGTACAAGGCATCATGGGGCCTGTGGGCTCGGGCAAGAGTTACGGGTGTGCAGCCAAGATCTTTATCAAAGCTGTGCAGCAAAAGCCCTCACCCATTGACAACATACGCTACTCGCGCTGGGCTATCGTGCGAAATAGCTACCCCATGCTCAAGACCACCACGATCAAGACATGGATAGACCTCTTTCCCGAGAGCACATTTGGTAACTTGCTGTGGACACCGCCTATCACACACCACATCCGACTGCCAGCTCGAGGAGAGGCCTGCGGTATTGACTGCGAGGTGATCTTTCTAGCACTTGATCAACCTAAAGATGTACGCAAGTTGCTGTCTTTGGAGCTCACAGGCGCTTGGGTGAATGAGGCGCGTGAGTTACCCAAGGCAGTTATTGACGGGTTGACCCACCGTGTTGGCCGATACCCTACCCAGCGAGATGGCGGCGCCTCATGGCACGGTATCTGGATGGACACCAACCCGTGTGATGATGATCATTGGTATCACCGCATGGCTGAGAAGGAGAAAATGAGCGGTCCACACGCCTGGAAGTTCTTTCGACAGCCTGGCGGCGTGGTGCCTGTAGACGTAGAGCACCTGCCGGAGAACCCAGAGGCCAACGATCATGTCTTTGCGTCTGGCAAGTGGTGGAAAGTTAACCCCAAAGCAGAGAACATACACAACCTGCCAGCAGGCTACTACCAGCAAATGCTGCTTGGCAAGAACTTAGACTGGATCCGCTGCTACGCCGGTGGCGAATACACCTATGTGCAGGAAGGCAGACCCGTCTGGCCAGAGTATGAAGACTCGACCATGTCGGGAGAGACCGAAATCGACCCCAATGTGCCCATCCAAGTGGGCTTGGACTTTGGTCTAACCCCAGCTGCCACCATTGGACAGCGTTTGCCCAACGGCAGGTGGCTCATACACCAAGAGATCGTCACCTTTGACATGGGTCTCGAGCGCTTTGGCCACCAGCTGCTCGGAGAACTGAACCAACGCTACCCCAACCACCAGGTATTGGTCTGGGGAGACCCAGCCGGCATGGCAAGGGACGGTATATACGAGGTCACAGCCTTTGACTACCTTAAAACACTGGGCTTGCGTGCGCAGCCGACAGCGTCCAATGACTTTAAGGTGCGTCGTGAGGCGTCAGCCGCCCCTATGCAGCGTCTTATCCAAGGCCGACCAGGTCTTATCGTCAACCGAGAGTGCAAGCTGCTGCGTAAATCACTTGCCGGTGGCTACCACTTTAAGCGCATAGCCATTGGCGCAGGTCAAGAGCGCTTTAGGGATGCCCCAAACAAGAATGAGCACTCGCACATTGGCGACTCCTTTGGCTACCTGATGCTGGGTGGCGGTGAATACAACCGCATGACACGCACACACCAGCTCGGCGGTAGACCTATGGGTCAATCCAGCGCCAGCACCGACTTTGATGTGTTTGCGTAGGGTATAACGCCACGATATACAGGTGTTGCTAGTCTAGTTTGTGGTTTATAAAATTAGGTTATGAGTAATGACTTGATTGAGTTGCCACCAGCTAACTTGCCTGCACCGGTTGCACGGCAAAAGATCATGGCTATACAGATGGCGTGCCAAGCGCTGCCAGATGGACAACGCATGGACGAGTCGCCACCGCTTAAGCACTGGTTAGCGCCTGGCATCTATGCGCGTGAGATCTTTTTGCCAGGCGGCACGGTTGTTGTTGGCAAGATCCACAGGCACCGCCACTTCAACATCATTAGCAAGGGCAGCATTACTTGCTACACAGAATTTGGTCTAGAGACACACACTGCGCCTGCATCTTTTATCTCAGAAGTTGGAACTAAGCGCGTTGTGCATACGCATGAGGATGCAATTTGGACAACTATCCATCCCAATCCAACCGATGAAACTGATATTGGAAAACTAGAAGAAATGTTTACTGCTCTTGAGTATTACGAGCTTGGTATGGAAGTTTACAAACATGAGGAGTTAGCTTAATGACCTATTTTATTTCTGGCGCAATACTTTTAAGCACTGCAGTAAGTGCTGATCAAGCGCGCAAATCACGCAAGCAAGCGGAAGCAGACCAGCGCACCTTGCTAGCGCAGCAAGCCGTTGACCAGGCTGCCATGCGCACTGAGCTGCAGCGACAGACAGGTGAGTACGCCAAGCAGGGCGCGTCCCTCGAGCAGCAGGCACAGACCGCTCGCCAGCAGTTTGAGCAGTCACAGCAGACATACGCTACCAACAAGCTAGAGATGGACAGGAAAGCCAAGGAAGTGCAGGAGGCTGCCGACGAAGAGCGTCGCAAGGCAGCATCAGCGGAGGCCTCGGCACTTAGAGCACGCACCCGTGGTGGCCGCCGGTCGCTACTCTCAGGTGAACGCATGGACGCAGAGCTGGGTGTGCCTATTAACTTAGGCGCTGGTGGCATGAGGTTGCAGTAATGGCTACCCTACCCCAGTTTAAACAGCGCCAGATAGCACGGCGCAGCACATCAGACATTGATCGACTGGCTAAACAATACAAATCCAGCATCGACGCTATAACAGGTGAGTACCAAACGGCATTTACTGGCTACCAAACAGGCGTGGCAGAGAAGATGAAACCCTTTGAGGCCGAGCTGGCCACATACAAAGAGTCTCTGCTGCCAACCTATGAAGCTCAAAAGACGAGCTACCAAAAAAACCTAGAAAACTACAACAAGCTGCTAGCCGATATAGAGGCCAACCCCGTAACCGAGGCCACTGGTTATAAGCAAGTTAAAAAACCAAGATATGGTTTATTTGGTTTAGCTGGTTACAACACTGTAAATGAGCCGTTTACTTATTACATACCAAAAGAGATCCCCAAGTTTACAGAGACAGCACCCACACCGCCGGCAACACCTATGGCACCTACGGTAGAGGCGTTTGACTCTGGCGAGTTTGCTGCCAAGAAGGAAGAAGTCGAGGGCAGGTTCAAGCGTGAGCTCGGTGAGCGACGCGCTGCCAAGATAGGCGCCGTATCTCGCAGAATGACTAGACCACTTTTACAGGGAGAGAAGTAATGCCAGGCCACTACGAAACAAAAGACGGAAAGATGAAAGACAAAGTCTCTAAGGTCATGCGCGAGTACAAGGCCGGCAAGCTCAAGAGCTCTAGCGGTGACAAAGTCACCAGCCAAAAGCAAGCCGTTGCTATTGCAATGTCTGAGGCTGGCATGTCAAAGGGCAAGAAATGAAAGAGGTCTGGGACAAGCCAAGGCCTAAGGAGCTGGGAAAGCCAAAGGAGCTCTCTGCTGCCGACAAGCGCAACGCTATGCGCCGTGCAGCTAAAGCTGGCCGTCCATACCCCAACCTCATTGACAACATGGCAGCAGCGCGAGACAAGAAGTGAGCAAGTACAAAGATCCAGAGGGTGGGTTGACCGAAGCCGGTCGACGCAAGTTTGAGAGCTCCGGTGAGAGCAAGAACCTGCAGCCTGGTGTCAAAGACAAGAGCCCTGCAGGCCAAGCACTGCGTCGTAAAGGATCTTTCCTGACTCGGTTCTATACCAACCCTAGCGGCCCACTGGTAGACGACAAGGGCAAGCCAACCAGGCTAGCGCTCGCAGCCAACGCATGGGGCGAGTCGCCACCACGCACTGCAGGTGCAGCAGCTAGGCTCGCGGCCAAGGGGCGCAACATGTTGCAGAAGTACGAATTGCAAAAGGATTGATATGGAATACGAAAAAAACAACCCGTCTGGCGGCATGCGCCTAACACCAGAGCAGATCTTAAAGCGGCAGGCCACAGCCCAAGCAAAGAAGGACGAGTTCCAACAGCTGTATCAAGATGCCTATGAGTTTGCCCTACCCCAGCGTCAGCTCTACGGTGTGTGGGAAGGCGGCGCCGTAGGCTCCAAGAAGATGCAGCGTGTCTTTGACTCGACCGCCATCAACTCTACCCAGCGCTTTGCCAACCGGTTGCAGTCTGTGGTGTTCCCACCGCAGCGTAAGTGGGCTAAGTTGGAGGCTGGCTCTGATATACCACCAGAACAAAAGCAACAAGCCCAAGCAATCCTTGAGGTCTACCAAGACAAGATGTTTACCATGCTCAACCAGAGCAACTTTGACATTGCTATGGGTGAGTTCTTGCTAGACCTGGCAGTTGGCACGGCCTGCATGATGGTGCAGCCTGGTGACGATGTGCAGCCGCTGAACTTTATCCCTGTGCCTCTCTTTCTAGTGAGCTACGAGGAAGGCGCAAACGGCCAAGTGGACAACGTCTACCGTCGCATGCGCATGAAGGGTGAGTCTATCCAGCGCCAGTGGCCAGATGCTGAGATATCAGACGATCTAAAGCGCCGCATAGAGAACAAGCCTACCGATGACGTAGAGTTGCTAGAGGCAACCATCTATGACTACAAGCGTGGCGACTACTGCTACCACGTTATTGACAAAGTATCTAAGACAGAGATTGTCTACCGCCGCAGGAAGATGAGCCCTTGGGTGATCTCTCGCTACATGAAGGTGGCTGGAGAGATCTATGGGCGTGGACCCTTGATGACTGCGCTGCCAGACATCAAGACGTTGAACAAGGTTAAGGAGCTGCTGCTCAAGAACGCATCGCTTGCTGTGGCCGGTGTCTATACCGCCGCCGATGATGGAGTACTCAACCCCAACACTGTCAAGATCGTGCCTGGTGCCATCATCCCTGTTGCGCGCAATGGTGGCGCACAAGGCCCAGCCCTGCTAGCCCTGCCCCGCTCTGGTGACTTCAACGTCAGCCAGCTGGTGATCAACGACATGACGCAAAGTATCAAGCGGATCTTGCTAGATGAGTCGCTGCCACCTGACAACATGAGCGCACGCTCGGCTACCGAGATTGTCGAGCGCATGAAGGAGCTGGCTCAGAACTTAGGCTCTGCCTTTGGCCGCCTGATCAACGAGACCATGATCCCAGTCACAGCCAAGATCTTGGAAGTGATGGACGAGCGCGGCCTGATTGACATGCCTCTGCGTGTTAATGGCTTAGAGGTCAAGGTAACCCCAGTGGCACCGCTTGCAATGGCTCAAAACATGGAGGAGGTTAACTCCATCATGCAGTACATGCAGATTAGCCAGAGCCTGGGCACCGATGGCCAGCTAGCTATTAAGACAGATGTGCTGGTGGACTACCTAGCCGACAAGCTAGGGGTGCCAGCAGCTGTGAGAAACACCGCAGCAGAGCGTGCCGTACTCATGGAAGAGATGAAGAACCAGCAGCAGCAGCAAGCCATCGCACAGGCCATGGCCATGCAAGCCCAAGCTGGCGCCGGCATGCAGGCTCTACCGGCACCAGAAGGGGTTATGTAATGGAACCTTTAAAACTAGACGAAACAGAAGAAAATGCTTTTCAAATATGGATTAGAAAAACAGATTGGTTTAAAGAATTTGTCAATGACTATGACGAAGAGCCAGATTTAAATATAGAAGACTATGACTATCGTTTAGCTTGGAAAAGCGGCATTAAACCTGTAAGAGATCCATTTGATAAAGATAAATATCATTGGCCATCAACGACAGAAGATGACATGCCTCTAAAGTCAGAAAAGCATCCTACTGTTTGGAAAGAATATTTTATGCGTGAGACAGGTAAAAATCCAGATGCTTTAGGAATAGCAAGTAAGGAAGAGGCAGAAAATAAACTTGGTATTTCATTAACCCCAAGATCAATAAAAAGGCCTCTATTGATGAATAACAAGTTAGAGGAATAACTATGTCATGGGACGAACTAGACGCCATTGGCCAGAACACCGACATCCGAGATGTTGACCAAAAGAGAGAAGATCTTGCCAGGCTAACCCTGCGGGTATTTAGCTCTGAGGACGGCCAGAAGCTACTCCAGTGGCTTAAAGACATGTATGTGAATGTGCCCATCGCCGTGCCGGGCACAGACCCCTCACACGCTTTCTTTGCTGAAGGGCAGAGAACAGTGGTGCGGGACATCGAGGTACGGATTAACACTGCAAGGAAACTATGACAGACACAGCAACAGTCGAGCCCGGTACATCCGGCCTACTTGACAACGTGCAAGCAAGTGACGAAAGCCAGCCAATCAACCCCCAGTCGGTCGAGATCGACCACAAGGCTGCAGATCCAAGCGCGCCAGCGCCAGAGGATCCTCTAGAGAGACCCGACTACTGGCCAGAAAACTTCTGGAAGAAGGACGACAACGAGCCAGACCTAGAAGGCATAGCCAAGAGCTGGACAGATCTGCGTAAGCAAATCAGCCAGGGCAAACACAAGGCACCAGCTGACGGCAAATACAACCTAGAAGTATTTGGAGAGGAAGCCGAAACCAACCCCATGGCAACCACTCTCTCCAGCTGGGCAAAAGACAATGGATTATCCCAAACTGCCTTTGACGACCTAGTCGGTAACCTGCAGACACAGGCCAAAGAGCTCATGCAAGGCGACATGATTGACCCAGCTGTAGAGATGAAGCAGCTAGGACCCAACGGTGGCGCTATAGTCAACGGCATGGTGGACTGGGCACGTGGCCTGGTCAACAAGGGCGTGTGGTCAAAGGATGACTTTGAAGAGTTCAAGATCATGGGTGGCACAGCCAGGGGCATCACAGCTTTGATGAAAGTCAGAGAGGCCTACGAGGGCAGGGTGCCAACACAGAGCGCACCGCTCGAGGGCGCGCCAAGTAAGGATGAGCTCTATCAAATGGTTAATGATCCTAGATATAAAACAGACACTGCCTACAGACAGAAGGTAGAAAAGATGTTCCACGCTACAATCAAATAACTGCTACAGGAGCAGTTGCCTTTAGCCCCTACTTGCTAGGGGCTTTTTTTGTGTATAATCCAAACCGTTGTAGTCGTTCACAACAAATTGAAAACCGTTACTCATGCATTAGCCCTCTTAGGAGGGGAACGACCTAGTGCAGTAGTAACGGTTTTTTTATTGTCTCGACTCCAGCCGCACCCCACGCGAAAGCAGTGCATTTACATGGATGGCTTGGGATAGAACATAGGGCAGCGCATCACCCCGCTGTTAACCCTACCGAACTGTGTGCGAGGTATCGGGCAAGATAGAGGGACAAGGTGAGACAAGACCTCTATCGAATGAATCGCATCCTTATGGGGAAGCTAGTGTGCTTACGCACATGGGCTTGGGGGAGTACTTCTCACCCTTGGGGAAGTCATGCCCAAAATAAATGTTGACAACAAGTAAAAAGAAATATATATAATGGTGCAAGGCTTATCTGGCAACAGACCCTGACCACTGCGAGATGCAGACGACTGGCTAGCGTAACTAGCAAGCATTGGCCCAGATTACTGGCTTACCGGCGCGAGAACCCTGTTTTTAATTAACCGAATGAGGTATCCCAATGAGCATTTCTTTAAGCAATGCCTTTGTCACTCTATTCGACGCGGAAGTCAAACAAGCCTACCAAGGTATGGCAAAGTTGGTTCCGGCGGTTCGCCAGCGTCGTGGAGTAGAAGGTTCAACTGTTAAGTTTCCTAAAGTCGGTAAGGGTGTTGCGACTATTCGCGTTCCCCAAACTGATGTCACCCCTCTGAATGTTGCATTCAGCTCAGTCACTTTGACTTTGGCTGACTACAACGCAGCAGAGTACTCTGACATTTTCAGCCAAGCCAAGGTCAATTTCGACGAGCGCCAAGAGTTGGTGCAAGTTGTTGCTGGCGCTATGGGCCGTCGCCAAGATCAGATGATTCTGGATGCACTTACCGCATCTAGCACCAGCTTGACCGTCAGCAATGACATTGGTGGCACAGACTCCAACATGAACATTACCAAGCTGCGCGAAGCTAAGCGCTTAATGGACAAGAACAATGTTCCACCTGATGGCCGCAACATCATCATTCACGCAAATGGCTTGGCCAACTTGCTGTCTGAGACCAGCGTGACCAGCTCCGACTTCAACAGCGTTAAAGCGCTGGTGCAGGGCGAGCTCAACACCTACTTGGGCTTTACGTTCCATGTCTTGGGTGACCGCTCTGAAGGCGGCTTGGCTATTGATGCCTCACTTGATCGCAGCTGCTTTGCATTCCACAAGGATGCAGTTGGCTACGGTGAAGGCATTGCCATGAGAACTGAGATCAACTACATCGCTGAGAAGACTTCTTGGTTGGTGAACGAGGTCTTCAGTGCTGGCGCTGTTGCCATTGACGATGAAGGTATCGTCAAGATCACCTGCCGTGAAACTTAATCTAGGAGACTGACATGGCATTTTCAAGCACTGGTTTTGTAACCGTATGCGCTGCCAAATCTGGCAATGCACCATCAATGTATCTGTACAAAACAACAGATACCCAAGCCACGGTTAACACTGTGAGCTACTTTGACAGCATCGCATCGCTGTTAAAAGTCGGCGACATTATTTTTGTCTATGACGCTACTACCCCCAGCCTAGTGTTGACTTACGTCAACGCTGTGTCTTCAGCTGGAGTGGTTGACATTGCTGACGGTACAACCGTAAGCGCAACAGATACCGACTAAATCGGGTCTGCTGTAAAGAGGCCAACTTCTGCCATTAGCGGAGGTTGGCCTTTCTCACATTGAGAGGTTCAAATGGCTGCTGGTGACACTGGTGTATCGATCTGCTCTGATGCCTTGCTCTTAATAGGAGCGAAGGCTATATCGTCTTTTAACGACGGCACCGACGCATCGAGCGTATGCGACCGACTCTATCCAGATATTAGAGACTCCACCTTGGTGATGTACCCGTGGAGCTTTGGCATGAAGAAGGTGCAGCTGGCACAGCTCATCACAACCCCTACATCTTTCTGGCGCTATGAGTATCAGCTGCCAGGCGACAAGCTAGCCAACCCACGCTTGGTATACAACAGCTCTACGCAGAGCAGCCCCATACAAAAAGACTGGGAGATCCAAGGCGACAAGCTGCTCACAAACCTGACTAGCGTTTTTATTGACTACCAGTACAGCGTGCCTGAGTACGCCATGCCTCAATACTTTGTGCAGTTGCTCAAGTACATGGTTGCCTGGCACATTGCAGAGACCGTGACCGAACAACAGGACAAGGCAACCAAGTGGCAGCGTGTGGCCACTGGTGACATTTCTGAGAATGGCCGCGGTGGGTTCTTTCGCACAGCTGCCCAGATCGATGGACAAAACAACCCTGTGCGTGTCATTGAAGATTATTCACTTATTGCGGTTAGAAACTGATGCCACGCTTTGTAGAGTTCACAACCAACTTTGCAACCGGCGAGCTCGACCCCTTGTTGCGTGCTCGGGTTGACCTGGCTGCATACGGCAATGCGCTGGCCAAGGCGACTAATGTATTGATCCAGCCCCAAGGTGGGCTGCGTCGCAGGCCTGGCACTAAGCACGTTTTTGCGCTGCCAAACACCAGCACCGAGTCTGCCGGCAACGGCGTGCGCTTGGTGCCGTTCCAGTTTTCTGTGGACGATAGCTACATGTTGTGCTTTACCCACAACCGCATGCATGTTGTTAAAAACGGTGTGGTGCAGACAAACATCAACGGCACTGGTAACAGCTATCTAACAACCACTATTGGCAGCACGATAGTGGACGACATGTGCTGGACTCAGTCTGCCGACACATTGATTGTTGTGCACCCAGACCTGCAGCCAGTACGCATTACTCGCACAAGCGACACCGCTTGGACGGCCACATCAATCACGTTTGATGCAATTCCTAAGTACGCCTACGACATTGACTTTCACACCAACACTGGATCAACGCTAACACCGTCTGCTGTGTCTGGTAATGTGACTCTCACGGCCTCCACCACACACCATGACTCTGGCACAGCGCAAGCTGGCACCAGCACGACCATCACACTCAAGACAACAGCAAGTGCAACAGATGACATCTACAACGGCATGTACGTCAACATCACAGGCGGCACAGGCTCTGGGCAAACGCGCTTGATTGAGGACTATGTCGGCAGCACCAAGGTGGCAACGGTGGGTGAGGCTTTTACTACCACACCAGACGCTACAAGCACCTACACCACAACCACGTTTTCAGCTTTGTCTGTTAACCAGTACATCAATGCACAGCCGCAGGGACGCGCAAGGATTATTCGCTATGTCTCGGCTACCGTTGTTGAAACGGTGACCGAGTACCCGTTCTTTAACACAACAGTTATTGACGCAGGCCGCTGGGAGCTAGAGCACGGTTATGTGGATGTGTGGTCAAGCGCCAAGGGATGGCCACGCTCGGTGTCGTTCCATGAGGGGCGGCTCTACTTTGGTGGCAGCAAGTCTCGCCCATCCACAATCTGGGGATCCAAGATTGGACTCTTCTTTGACTTTGTGCCAAGCGAGTCGCTAGATGATGATGCGGTTGAGGCAACGCTTGATACTAACGACCTCAACGTCATCACCGACATAATCAGTGGCCGTGACTTCCAAGTGTTTACCACTGGCGGTGAGTTCTTCATACCGCAGGCCGGCACCGACCCTGTCACTCCGCTGACCTTTACATTCAAAAATGTAAGTCGCAATGGCATCAAGCCTGGCACTCGCGTGCAATCGGTTGACTCTGGCTCAATCTACATCCAGCGCCAGGGCAAATCGCTCAACGAGTTTATCTTTAGCGACACCCAGCTGACCTACATCACACAGCGTATATCGCTACTGTCTGGGCACCTATTAAAGGGTCCACAGCGGGTAGCACTGCGCAGGGCATCGAGCACTGAAGAGGCCGACCTGCTCTTGATGACTAACACTGATGATGGCAGCATTGCAGCGTTTAGTATCATGCGCAGCCAGCAAGTCACTAGCCCATCTGAGTTCACTACCGATGGCGAGTTCATCGATGTGGGCGTGGATGTAAACACTATCTATGTGGTTACCAAGCGCACGTTTAACAGCGTGGTTAGGTACTTTATTGAGATCTTTGGCTACGAGTACTTTACAGACTGTGCCTTTGTTGGTGGTGCAGCAGCAAGCGCTAGCGGCCTACCCCATGTGGCCAAGGTGCTGAATGTCATTACAGACGGTTCACCGCAAGGCAACGAGACCGTGAGCGGCGGTGGCTCGGTAACCTTTGACCGATCAAGCACCACCAGCTATGAGGTTGGCCTGCCTATCACTGTCTATGTCAAGACCATGCCTGCCGAGGTCAAGCTGCAGACTGGCAGCCGAGTCTCTTTCAAGAAGCGCATCGTAGAGATTAGCGCAGTGCTTAACGAAACACAGAACCTGATTATCAACAACCAGCCGGTAGCTTTTAGGCTCTTTGATAATCCATTATTGGATGATCCAATACCAGAGTTCACCGGCATCAAGCGGGTCAATGGCGTGCTTGGCTACAACCGCGAGCAGAGTATTGAGGTATCCCAAGACCTACCAGTGAAGATGAACCTGCTAGGCTTGGACTACCGTGTAGCGGTTTTCTCAGGAACATAAGACATGGCAACATTACCACCATCAGCAGCTGGAATGGTCGCAGGCGCAGGCCTGATAGCTAGCTATGCCGAAATGGAGGCCAGCAAAGCCGCAGCCATCAATCAGCAGACTAGCTACATGCTGCAGGCAAGAGACACCCTGGCAGTGGCCGAGGTGCGCGCTGACATGGCAGAGCAGTACTCCACCATCCAAGCTGGCCGCACAATCAGGAAGGCCGAGCTGGAGGCGCAGAACTACACCATTGCTGGCAATACCCTGCTAAAGAACATGCGCGCCACTAACGCAGCTGTACGTGCCAGGGCGGCTGCATCTGGCGTGGTGCTGGGTGAGGGATCTATACAGAGTGTGATTAACCAAAACATCCAAGGCACTATGCGCGACGTTGGCATATCAGACCTCAACGCTTTGACAGCTCGGGTGCTGGGCTTTGAGGATGCAACGGCTATGCTGCAGTCTACTGAGTACCAGAACACGCTCAACCTTTACAGCGCAAGGAGCCAGGCAGGCCAGCTCACGTTTGCTGGAGAAGCTGGCCGCAGAACAAGTGGTCTGCTTGCTGGCGCCAAGCTAGGCAAGGCTGGCATTGACTATCTCAGATTGACTGCGTCACCTGCTGCGCCTAAAACACCAACATCTACGAGCTGATATGGCAACACAAAGACTTGAATCAGGACAAATGCAACTGCGCTCTGTGGGCGGTGTGCCTATGGTGCAGCCACAGCAGCAGGCGGTAGATTTTGTCGGACCAAGGGCTGCGGCACAAGGCGCCAGCCAGCTAGCCCAAGTTCTTGACAGGATGAGCGCCAGCGCTTTCCAAACAGCTGCACCTATGCGCCAAGCAGAGGGTTTGCAGTACGCTGCAGACAACCCACTGACAAGCGAACAAATACAGATGGCCAAAGATGGCATCCCATTTGGCGCCGGCAGCACCAGCTCGCTGAACTACTTTGACCAGGCGGTAGCCAAGGCTCGCAGCCTAGAGCTGTCTGGACACTTTGAGATTGAGGGTCGCAATGAGTTAACCAAATTGCTGGCCGACGTCAAAGACGGCAGGGCTACGTCTGCGCAGGTAAGCTCAAAGATTAGAACCATGACCGATGGTTTATCTAAATCTCTGTCAAGCATAGACCCAGAGGCGTCTATCAAGTTTCGCGCCACCATGGCCACGCATGGCCACACAGTACTTAACGCTGCATACACCGCAGAGCTAGAGCGTGAAAAGTCTAAAAGATATGCATTGGTTGATTCAGACATTGACAATCAATTTCGCATATTGGAGGAAACAGTTTCGCAGGGCAGCGTGACCATAAACGGAAAGCCGTATTCAGTAAATGAAATTGGCGATGTAATTAGAAAAAACATCTTGACACAGTCTATGCTGCTAGGCGACAAGGCTATACAAAAAGAATACAGCACAAAGTTTGAGGTAGCGTTTCGCAATGCCAAGATCAACGGTGTGACCAAAGAGTTAATGACAGACGCAAACATGGCAGATCCAGAGTTGACCTTGCAAAAGCTAAGAAGCGGTGATCTTGGAAAAATGAGCCCCGTGCTCAAAGACTTAATTACCAACGACTTTGATGCCGTTGCTAAAGTGACTGCCAACTACATGGTGGCCGTCAATAACCGCAAGTCAATCAAGGACGCAAAGATAGCAGACGAGAAGCGAGTTGGCGAAGGCAAAGCCATCAACTTGCTGGAGCAGATCTTCCCGCTGCCAGAAAATAGCCCTAAACGCAAAGACCTAATTAACCAGCTCATTGCTTTGCCAGAGGGTTCGGTGCCTATTGGCATGCTAAAAGACATCCTAAAACCCAGCGGAGATGGCGACTCAGCTCTCAACTTTAATCTTCTTGCCGGCATCTACAACAACACGATCACTACCCCAGACCAGATCTACTCGCTAGTTGGTAAAGGCCTCACCGCCAAAGACGCTGTGGCTGCGCTCAAGATAATGCAAAGCGAAGACAGACGCGACAGCTCAACACTTGATCGCGGTATATCTCAGCTCTCTGGTATTCCTGTCATACCTGGTAGCGTGGTGGTAATAGATCCAAAGGGTGAGGAGTTTAAGCGCCGCACCCAGCTGCAGGCAGAAGCGCTGCAGATCCAATCAGCTGCAATTGCTGAAGGTAAGACGCTAACACCGCGTCAGATATTGACGCAGCTTGAAGACAACATTGCCAAGCGCAGAAATACTGAAGACGCCAAGGCTGCTACCAAGCAGCTCGAAGAGTTTGCCAAGCGCCCAGATGGAACTTACAAGCCAGGCCGTGATTGGATTACTGGGCCAGTGACACGCGACAATTTGCCAGCTCTGCGTCAAAAGGCTGGCAACGACGCAAACAAGTTAAGACAAATAGCAGAACTTGAAAAGCTGCTAAAAAGATCGGAAGGTAATTAAGCATGGCCTACAGTCCAATCGAAGACAAATACTTGTCGGCGCTGACTGCTATGCAGTTTCCTGATGAGCCGCCAATGCCAGAGCCAATGGCACCAGAGCAAGCAGCGCCAGCTGGCCAACGTCCAGGCGATGTGCTAGTGGCCGAGGCTGGCTCACGTAATCTCCCAGAGCAGGCCTACAGTGGTCGCTACCCTGACAGCATAAAAGCTATTGATCCAACCGTGCGTGAGCGCTTGGCTAGCATATTGCAGTCTAGCTTTGAGGGATTGGGCATGGATCGCTACAAAGCCCGTCAGAATGCTCAGACGTTGATTGGCGGTGGCAGTAGCAACCTGCCCTTAAACATAGGGTTAGCTGACTTTGTACCGTTTTTGGGTACAGGCTTGCAGACTGAAGAAGCCGCAATCATGGGTGGTGAATCTATTGAGTCTGCCAAGCGTGGCGACCTTGGCACAGCTGCGATGCAGGCTGGCGGTGCTGTGCTGGGATTGGTGCCTGGTGTAGCTGGAACAGTCAAAGCTGGCAAGACGCTGGTGCCAAAGGCTGGCGAGATGGCCATCAAGAGCATGGAGATGTTAGGCACTCCAGTGCAATTAAATATCGTAGAGCCATCTAAATTTAATCCTAAAGTTGAGTTGCCAAAAGCTGTAGATGCTGTTGCCAATGATCCAGCTTTAAGCGTTTATTTACCACAAGCGCAGCGAGCACCATCAGTTGCGCTGCGTTTGACTAGGCCAGAGATTAAAGGTACTGGAAAAAATGATACCTTGGTTGTAAGTGATATTGGTTTAGTTTTAGAAAAAGCGCAGCTAGCTCTTAATAAAGGCAAACCGCTTGACCCAACAAAACCTAAAGATCTTGTCAAGATGGTTGACTCAGCTACAGCAGAAGCTCAATACCAAATGTCGCAGCCAATCAGTGGCGCGACGTGGTATGAAGATGATGTTTTCCAAGCCTTTTCGCTTGGGTCAAAGATTGTCCCAGAGCTTGCAACAGATGAGCCATTGCGTGTATTGACAACCGCTTTTGCAGCGTCTACTAGTTACAACAAGCGAGCCTCTGAGAATTGGTCTGTAGCAATGCGGATCACTGAAGATCTAATGAAAACTGGAAAGGTCGCCTCTAGAAACCCAGACAATGGCAAGCTATGGGGCGGCACTACTGGGCCAATTATGGAGCAGCAATTAAAGCTGCATGAATTCATGATTGGCAAAATGGGCATGGATGGCTACGCAGAGTGGCTGCTAACGCCGCATACCGTCAAAGAGATTAGCAGCATGAAAGAGGCCTCTGGTTTATATAAAACGCCTGGTATACCCGGCAAAGCAGCCGATCTCAAAATGGGCTCTTTCATCATGGGTGAAAAGGGTGGCGCTTTCTTCCTAAACCTAAACGGCATCAAGGAAACCACCGCAGACAAGTGGTTTACTAGAACATACAACCGACATACCGGAACACTAACCACCGGCCCAATCAGCGAGCAAGGCTTGGTTGATGCACCGCGCAATGAGGCTGAGCGCTCAGTAATGAAAGAATTTAATAGATCTGTTGCTACCAACATGAAGCTAGACGAGCAGGCAAACCAAGCGGTATTGTGGTACTACGAGCAGAGCTTGTACTACAATATGGGAATTAAATCTGCAAGATCGGAGAGTTTTTCAGATGGAGCAAAAACCTTACTCAATGCCAGAGGAATCACCTTCACAGAAGCAGAGCTCGCTGGAGCTAGAGGCCGCGGCAATGCGGGTCAAGTTGCAGCAGAACCGCCAAGCGCTGCAGGAGCAGGGAATACAGTCGGCGTCGGACAAGCTGCGCCAGCTGAGCCAGCAACAACCGTAACACGGGGCCGTGGTGCTCCTAAGTCTGGAGCCAAATAATGGCCATTGAACAAAAGCCCCTAGAGCAGAGACTTGGCCAGCTCCTACCGAGTGCAGAGCCTGTCACCCCAGCTGAAGACATCCCCTTAGAGCCAATGCCAGCCGCCGATCAAGGCGTTGCTGAGATGCCAACCACGACCGAGCCAGGCACGCCCACCATGGAAGAGGGTGTGCAGATAGCTGGTCCAATGGACGCGGCAATTCGTAAACTAATTACCAAGCAAGCAGCCAAGGCCGAGCGCAACTTAGTGCCCGAGGCTGCGCGCATGCCAGAAGGGGAATTGCCAGAGGCTGCCAAGGCTGGCCGTTTTAAGCTGATTCCCGAGGCCGACCAAACCCTGACTGATGAAGTCAGTCGTGCTGTCAGTCGCAGGCAGACATTTGGCATCACTCAGGGCAAGCCTGGTGGCACGCCAGACGAGCCATTTAATCTATCACGTTATCAGACCGAAGATGCTGCAGCCATTGTGGGTGGTGTGGCTGACGCGCTAAACATCAAGACCAAGGCGGTCACATTCCAAGAGATCAAAGACAAGGCTGCAGAGTCTGGTATCAGCGAGGCATTCCTGTCTCGGCTGCTTGGCACTGACGGCAAGATGATGGCCAACGCCGTCGACACCTACAAAGCGCTTGAGGTGCTGGAGTCCAGCGCCAACGAGCTGGATCGCTTGTTCAAGATGGTCAACAGTGGCCAGGCTACTGACGTAGACAAGCTGGTGCTACGCCAGCAGATCGCATTCCATGGCCTGATTCAGCGCGGTGTTAAGGGTATACAAACCGAGACTGCTAGAGCGCTAGCTGTGTTTCGCATTCCACGCGATGGCAACGCTGCCATTGTGCGGCAAGTCATTGACGAGTACGGTGGCGACGCTGCGCTGTCTGACTTGGCTAAGTCTTATCTGACTATTGAGTCGCGTGCAGCTCGCAATGCTTTGGTAGAAAAGTCAATGATGTCAAGTGTGAAGGATGTCTGGTTCACCACCTACATCAACGGGCTGCTATCTAGCCCCGTATCACACGCAAAGAATGTTGTGTCCAACGCCAGCTTTGGCCTGTACCAGATCCCCGAGCGTTTGATGGCTGCCTTTTACAGCAATGTATTGCCACCAGGCGTGCGCTCATTTAAGGCGCTGGTGCCTGGCAGTGAGTCTGACAAGATCGCCTACGACGAAGCGCTGACCATGATTCAGTCGCTGCGCAATGGCTTGGTTGAGGGCTTTGACTTGGCCACTACGGCATTCAAGAAAAACCAACCAAGCGACTTGATGAGCAAGATTGAGGCGCAGCGTGGCACTGACATGCCAGCCATTAGTTCAGCAGCCTTTGGCATTGAGCAAGACAAGTGGCTGGGCAAAGCCATTGACTTCTATGGCACAGCGATCACTATGCCTGGTCGCATGCTGATGGCAGAAGATGAGTTCTTTAAGGGCACGCTCTATCGCATGGAGCTCAACACCCAGATTACTCGCCGCAGCAAGTCGGTATACCGCGATGCAATTGACTCTGGAATGTCAGAGGCAGACGCGCTAGCCAAGGCAGAGGCAGAGGCCGTTAGCCTGTTCCAAAACCCACCCCGTGATCTGGATGAGGCAGCAGCTTTGTTTGCACAAAAGGGAACCTTTACCGCTGAGTTACCACCAGCTCTAAAGAATCTGCAACAAACCTTTAACCACCCAGCTCTAAAGATTGTGGTGCCGTTCTTTAAGACCCCTGCCAACATTGGCTTGCAGGTTATAGAGCGCACACCGTTTGCCCCGCTGTCATCACAGTGGCGCGAGGAGATCGCTAAAGGCGGCGTGTACCGAGATATGGCATTGGCCAAGGTAACACTAGGCTCGGCAGTGCTAGCCACCTTTGCGGCCTTGTCTGGAGAAGGCAGCATCACTGGACGCGGCCCAGCTCGCAAGGCAGACCGAGATGCGTTGACCCGCGATGGATGGCAGCCCTACTCTTTGAAGATTGGCGACAAGTACTACAGCTACAGCGGCATGGAACCGGTCTCTGCTCTGATGGCCATTGCTGCTGACTACGCTGAATATGCCAAGCATGAGCAAGACGCCAGCAAGATTGAAGAGGTTTTCTTGGGTGCTACATACGGGTTGTATGAGTACCTAAAAGAGCAGCCTTACTTGCAAGGGGTGGCTGATATAGGTAAGCTGATCGGCACTAGCCAACAGGGGGAAGTAGACGGCAAGAAGATTGTGGATGGCCTGGTTAAACAGCTCGGTGGCTTTGTGATTGGTGGCTCGCCAGCTGGCGCCTACAGCTCACTGCTGGCCGGCATCGAGCGCTTGTCAGATCCAACCAACAGAGACACTCGCGCTAGTCCAGATCTACCCATGGGTGTGCGTGGCTTTATTGAGGCATTCAACAAGTACAAGTCGCGTATACCGTACTTCAGCGCTGACTTGCCAGAAACGCTTAACCTGTGGGGTGACCCAACCAAGTCAGGCACCGGTGCAGCCTACGAGATGGTGCTACCAACCCGCGTGACGCCACAGCAATTCTCTGAGGTGGACGACTTGCTAGTGCGCATGGGCTCACCCATTGGCATGCCAGATCGCAAGATTGATGGTGTTGAAATAGATGCATTCCAAAACAACCGTATGCTGACTATTTACGGCAAGGAGCTGCCATCCAAGCAAGAGATCTTAAACATCATGCAGATGCCAGGCTTTGATCTGCTGTCGCTAGATGATCAACAAAAGACTGTGCAGCGCGTGCATTCCAAATACATGGATGCAGCCAAGCAACAACTCAAGTCAGAAGACACCAGTTTGCAGGCCAAGATTGATGAGCTCAAAGAGCTCAAAAAGGCCAATGGACTCTACTACAAACCGGACTAAAACCCTACAATTAGGACAGGAGAAATATTATGCCAGTGCCAATTAGTAACGTAACCAGACGCGCAGTCTATTCGCCTACCGGAACCGGTGGCGAAGGCCCCTATGCGTTTACCTTTGAGATCTTGGCCAACACCGACATCGCTGTCTTCAAGGACGACACGCTGCTCACCTTGACCACCCACTACACCGTGACCATCAACGCGAATGGCACAGGCTCTGTGACCATCACAGCGACTGGCCTGGCGCTTTCCCCTACCTCGCCCACTCAGTACGCCATTGTTGGCAACCGGACTATCTCTAGGTCTACAGACTTCACCACTGGTGGCGACTTCTTTGCTAACACGCTGAATGACGAGCTCGATCAGCAGACCATCTTTGCCCAGCAAAACGCTGAAGGTATTGTTCGATCATTGCAAGCGCCTCAGACTGATCCGACAACTATCAATATGATATTGCCTAGATCTACAGTACGAGCTAGTAAAGTGCTGGCATTTGATTCCAGTGGAAACCCAACGGCCACTGAGTTTATTGGCTCAAATCGTGGTAATTGGGCGACTTCAACAATTTACTATGTGCGCGATATTGTTAAGGACACTAGCAATAGCAATATTTACAACTGTCTAACACAACATACATCCACAGGTAGTCAACCCATTAGCAGTAATGCTGATGTTGCCAAGTGGTCGCTGTTAGTTGATGCTGCAGCTGCTGCGACAAGTGCTGCTGCAGCTGCCACATCTGCAACAGCTGCGGCTAGCAGTGCCAGCGGTGCGTCCACCTCCGCGACTAACGCTTCAAACTCTGCCAGCACTGCCAGCACTCAAGCCAGCAATGCGAGCACCTCGGCCACAAGCGCCAGCGGATCTGCAAGCACAGCCACCACGCAAGCTACTGCTGCTGGCACCAGTGCCACAAGCGCGGCAGCCAGCGCTACATCTGCAACAGCTTCTGCAACTACCGCCACAACACAGGCAACAACAGCCACGACGCAAGCAACCAACGCATCAACCAGTGCGACCAATGCTGCGACAAGCGCAACCACTGCGACGACTCAAGCAACAACGGCCACAACTGCGGCCACAACTGCAACAACACAGGCAACTGCGGCTAGTACGTCGGCTACCAACGCGGCCACCTCGGCTAGTAACGCATCGACCAGTGCAACAGCTGCCGCCGCATCTGCTACCGCCGCTGCTGCCAGCTTTGATGCGTTTGATGACATCTACCTTGGTGCCAAAGCAAGCAACCCCACTGTTGATAATGACGGCAACGCGCTGACTACTGGCGACCAATACTTCAACACCGTGTCCAATGAATTGCGTGTGTGGAATGGCAGTACATGGCAGGCAGCCTCTACTGTTGGTGGCACTGTGGCAAGTCTGAGTGTGACTGGCAACACCACGCTTGGCGATGGGTCTGCGGACACTCTAACAATCAATGCAACAGTGCAACCTGGAATGATTATCTCAGGCACCGACAACACCAACGCTGCCCTTCGCATCACTCAGCTTGGTACAGGCAATGCTTTGTTGGTTGAGGATTCAAGCAATCCTGATTCAACACCATTTGTGATTGATGCAACTGGCGCTGTAGCTGTTGGAGCAACAACTTCGGCGGCATTAACTATTTCTGGTACACCACAGCTATCGCAAGGTGGAGCATCAGCAACAAATTCTAGAAATGCTTTTTCTCGATGGGACGCAAGCGCAACTGGATTTGCTATGCAATTTGGCAAATCTAGAAGTGGAACAGTCGGGACTTTTGGAATTGTTTCGTCTGGCGACTCTGCTGGCCAACTGCAATTTTTTGGTGATGATGGAGCGGCATTTGTTCAATTAGCAACTATTGGCGCTAACGTAGACGGCACACCCGGCACAAACGACATGCCCGGTCGCCTTGTCTTCAGCACAACTGCTGACGGTGCAAGTACAGTTACTGAACGTATGAGGATTGATAGTGCTGGTGACGTAGGTATTGGTACGACTGCCCCTGTAACCAAACTTGAAGTTGCTGGAAATAATACTACCGATTTTTCATCCACTGCTAGTTCAATTTCTGGAACAACATTAACTATTGGCGGGACAGTAACAGGAACAGTTGCGGTTGGTAGTGCAGTGTTTGCTGCAGGAATGCAACCATACACAAGAATTACTGCTTTTGGTACTGGAACAGGAGGAGCGGGTACTTATACAGTTAATATTTATCAGACATTTGCATCAGCGGCAATTTCAGGAAGCGCAACAGACAGCGGTACAGTTATCAGAATAACTGATACAGATACATCTCAAGCGGCTGGTCAACCAACAGGTGGTTTGCAGTTTTACACGTCTGATGCCTCTACTCCTACTGCTGGTGTAGGTGCTTATGTTGCCGCAGTTGCTGAAAGCAATACACCAGACACAGCACTTGTATTTGGTACTAGGGACAATAGTGGTGGTGGCATAGACGCTAATGAGCGTATGCGTATCGACTCCAGCGGTAATGTGGGAATTGGTACAAGCTCTCCTGCTTACCCGCTTCAAGTTTCTACTGCATCAGAAACAAATATTGCTATAACAGGTGGAACATCATCAGAAACTAACATATTCTTTGGTGACTCAGGCAGCGCAGTTATTGGGCGCATTACCTACAATAACAACGGCGATTACATGCGGTTTTATGTAAACGCAGCAGAACGTATGCGTATCGACTCCAGCGGTAATGCGGGGATTGGCAATACAACTCCATCTTCTTATAATGCGGTGGCTGATAATCTTGTAATTGGCACTTCTGGAAGTAACGGTCTTACTATTGTTTCTGGGACTGCAAACGATGGGTCTATTCACTTTGCCGATGGCACTAGCGGCGCAGACACTGATCGTGGACAGATTTTCTATTCACACGCCGGAAACTACATGGTATTTGGTACAGATGCCACAGAGCGTATGCGTATCAACTCCAGCGGTAACTTGCTGGTGGGGACTACGAGTTCTACTGTAGGGGGTCAAACTCCAAAATTAGGCGTTGTTGGAACTAATAACGCAACGATTGCAGTTGATTGCACGGCATCTTCTGGGGCTTCTGGAATTCATATTAGACGTTCTGTGTCAGGAACGGGTGAAGTTATGACTTTTGACTCTCTAACAACCAGAGTTGGAAGCATTTCAATTACAGGTTCTGCTACTGCATATAACACTTCATCTGACTATCGTTTAAAAGAAAATATTACGCCTATGACGGGCGCATTGGCTAAAGTCGCACTATTAAAACCAGTTACATATAAGTGGAAAGTAGATGGTTCTAATGGAGAAGGTTTTATAGCGCATGAATTGGCAGAAGTTGTTGAAGGTTGCGTAACAGGCGAAAAAGACGCAGTAGACGCTGATGGTAATCCTAAATACCAAGGCATTGATACATCATTCCTAGTAGCAACACTAACAGCGGCAATCCAAGAACTCAAAACGATGAACGACACACAAGCCGAAACAATCAACGCACTAACCGCCCGTATTACGGCATTAGAAAATGCTTGAGGATACTGAGACACGCCTGGCCGTGCATGAGGCGCTCTGCTCTGAGCGTTACAAGCGCATTGATGATTCTCTGTCGCGTGGTGACAAGCGCATGGCCAAGATTGAATACCTCATCTATGCGGTGATGCTGTGTGTTCTGCTTGGACCAGGTGTGGCTGCAGACTTTGTTAAGAAGATGCTAGGCATCTAGATATGGACCCATTTTCAGTCTCCTATTATTGGCACAAGGGGCTGTCTCTGCTATCAAGCAGGGGGTTGATTTTTTGCACCAGGGCAGGATTGCTCTTGAGTCAACTAAGAAAACAGTTGATGGAGTGGTGGCAGACGTCAAGGCCATTAAGAATATCTTTGATTGGTTCATTGGCCTCTTCATATCAAAGCCTAAAGCTGAGACTGCAAAGCCTCTTGCAAAAACAGCAGCTAAGTCAAAGCCAAGTGCAGCCAAAGAAAAATCCTACCAGCAGCTCGAGAGTGAACTTATCAGAGACATTGGAGAAAACCTCGGACTCCTCTTTGACACCCAGCAGCAAATCAATACCTACTATGAAGAGCTTGAAGAAGACTCTAAAACCAACTATGACCCAACCCAAAACACAAGCAAGAAAGCAATCCAAAGAGTAATCATTCAGCTCGAACTTGAAAAACTCATGGAGGCTACTCGTGAGGCGATGGTGTACAGCCCTCCGGAATGCAAGGATATGTACAGCAGATTTCTTTTGATGTACGGCAAGATTGAGCAAGAGCAGAAGTGGGCTAGAGCAGAGATGATTCGCAGGGCTAGGTTAGCTAGGTGGCGTAAAGAGCAAGATGAGATCAGGCATATTGAAATGATTAGTGGAGGCATAGCAGTGACGTTTATATCTCTAATTTTTGGGTGGCTCATGTGGCAACTACGCGTCTTGTCTGGTGGATTTTGATGGCAGTCATGCTGTGCGTTGTCGTGGGTACAACAAGCATGGCATACATCGAGACTCTCTACATGAAAGCCCAGCTCAAGAAAGAGATGAAAGAGTTAAGAAAACTAAAGGCAGAGATAAAAAAAGTACAGAATCCAAATGGAACTAATGAATGAAATACGCACTGTTACTACTGCTATTGCTCACGGCCTGCGATGACCGATATCGCTACTTCTGCCAAGACCCAAAGAACTTTGTGGCCAAACGCTGCCAGCGCCCTGATTGTCTTTTTACCCAGGATTGTCCTGATTACCTTGTAGCCCCAGTACTGGAGAAATCAATTGTCCAACCCGCACCGATTCCAAGTCAACCGTCTTCTGACTCAGGAAGAAATTGAAATTAGAGTTTGGGCCTTTGTGGTCCTACTTGTCACTTTCATTCTTGCTGGCATTGTGATGTTCATGCTGTACAGCCTGGCCTTTGTTGTGCAGCCGATCAAGTCTATGGCGCCCATTGACCAGGCGTTTGCCAAGATGTTGAACGACATAGTGTTATTGATAGTCGGTGGAATTGGTGGCGTGATGTCTCGCAAGGGTGTGCAGACTATTGCTGACAAGGTGTCTCAAGCAAGTAACCCAACAGCACCTACCCCGCCTGCTCCAGCTGCAGCGCCTGCTACATCTACTTGGACAGCACCAGCTGGTGGCCTGCCTGCTTGGGTAAACCCAGTGCTCGATGAAGAGTGGAGAGCTCCACCACCACCGACTACACCGCCAGACTTTATTGATCCGGCCAAGGAAGAGATCGCACAAGAGCGCTCTGCTGCGAGGACTGAGACATGATTCCAAACCCTTGGATGATTGTTGGTGCCATCGTGGTGGCTGTAAGCCTGTACTTCTATGGCCATCACAAGGGATGGGCAGAGCGCGACGCAGAGATGCAGGCAGAGATCGCCATCAAGAATGAAGAGGCTCGCACTAAAGAGCAGGAACTAACCAAACAACTTAACGACAATTCAACTAAATTGCAGGAGGCCAACAATGCCATTACTGAAAAACAGTCTTCTCTTGATCGTGCTATCAGGTCTGGTAGCGTGCGGCTCCCGGCCACAAGTTGTGTTCAAGCCACCCCAAGTGCCGCCGCTCCCAGCGGAGATAGCAGCAAAGCGGGAAGTCAACCTGACAGACAGGCTAACCAAGCTGCTGATGCCGACCGAGCAACCCTCGCAGCCATCGCAGAAATTGTCGCCCAGGGAGACAGGAACACAGCCCAGCTCAATGCCTGCATCGACAGCTACGCCAAAGTGATGGAGACAATAAATGTTAAACGCTGAGAAACTTTCTAAGCTGCACATCAGTGCCGACTGGGTTGACCCGCTCAACGAAACCTTTGAGCGCTTTGGTATCGTGACACGCAATCAGCAGGCGGTGTTCATTGGCCAGGCTAGCCATGAGTCTGGCAACTTCAAGCTGCTTGAGGAAAACCTAAACTACAAGGCTGCAACGCTGATGCGGATCTGGCCCAAGCGCTTTCCTAATTTGGAGAAGGCTAATGAGTATGCGGGAAATCCTAAGAAGATTGCAAATAGCGTCTATAGCTCGCGCATGGGTAACCGTGACGAGAATTCTGGCGACGGTTATAGGTTTCGCGGTCGCGGAATTTTTCAGCTCACTGGCCACTCAAATGTGTTCCATGCTGGCAAGGCCTTGGGTGTGGACTTTGTTAAAGATCCTGACCTTATTGCTACTCCTCGGTTTGCTGCTCTCACAGCTGGTTGGTTCTGGTCTACCCATAACCTCAATACACCAGCGGATGCCCTTGACCATGCGCGGGTGACCAAGATTATTAACGGTGGACAGATAGGCCTGGAGGATAGGATTAAACATACCCAGCAGGCCTTGTCGGTGCTAGCCTAGCTAGCTGCCAGCGACTCGGTACGCTTTTGGTAAGCGGCCAAGTGTCGGATGCGCTTGGTTAGATCTATCTTGAGCAGCGTCTGCTTGTTGGCCTCGCGCAGCTGGTTAAGCGCTGTGATCCGGTCTTGTGCGCTGCGCTTGCCTGCCGTGTAGGTTTTCTCTGCAAGGTTCTCATAGGCATCTTGCCAATCATCTAAGGTGGCGTGTGTGCTGAAGGGCTGCTCCTTGCCTGGCACCATCACAGCAAACCCAACATCTGCAGCTGGTGCCTGCTCTTGGATAACCTCTGGCTCAACTGTGTCTGCCATGGCTGCCTCGATCTGTATGTGATTACTCACAGGCTCACTGGGTGAGCTTGAGATCCGATCCAGCGGGTTACGAGGTGGCGTGATGTCAACAGCTGGCTTGGCCTCATCTGGATAATCTTGTGCCTCCTCCGCTGTGATCAAGCCTTTGAGCACATCAGGGAAGGCGTCGCGCAGTGCAAAGCCGCGAGCTCGCATCTGCATCATGCGCTTGGGGTATGCCTGCCACGGTCCCTGTTTTCCCCACAGGCCAGCGCGCTTGGCGTCCTCAACCGAGAAACGCACGGTAACTGGGCTACGATTTTTTCGCTTGGCAACGCAGACAGCCACGGGGTTGGGCGTGCCCTCGTCTTCCATGGTTTCTTGCACATCTTCACAGACCGGACTGGCCTGCACCAGCGCGAGTGCAGCATCACCGTAGACCGATGGCTTGCCATTTATGACCGCGATGTTTTGCAACGCCTGCATGGGTGCCAGCCCCATCTCATAGCCCCACTGCACGCACACCAGAATATCCTGGGGCTTGCCTTGGTAGGCCTTGGGCACCATGCTGGAGTTGGCCAGCATCTCTGAGAACTGAATGGCCTCGGTGAGGGTGGCAGGAGCAAAGCCCTTGTTATTTGTCGTTGTTAATTGCATGGATATCTTTCTCGGTTAAGTAGGTTTGCATGGTGGTAAAAATAAGGTTAGTCATTGCATCGACAAAGGCCTCAGCCTCTACCTCGTTGCAATCGGTGATGTTGAGCAGCTCGACCACGGCCTGCTCATAGGCGTGCCGGATCGCTGGCTTATCTGGCAGGTTCACGACTTCACTTCCTTAATGTTGAGCGTTGACTGGCGCACAGAGTAGGCCTCTTTGGCAGGTGTCACGCGCTCTGCTGCAGCTTTGAAGTTACGCATTGGCCAGCTGATAACGTACTTGCCAGCACGGCCACGCTCTGCGTCGCCTAGTCTGATCTTGATCTGTCTCTCAGACTCCTCGATGGCGTCTTCTACTTCACGCATGGTTGCCTTGCTGGAGAGAATGGCTTGCGCCAGGTCAGCTACTGCGCTGTCGAGCTCGATCTCTTCTTTGTTGGCAAACGGGTGGATGCGGTCGAGCTCCTTGCTGGAGGCCGGTGGATACCAGTCGATGGCGCCGGTCTCACGATAGGTCTGCAGCTTGTGCTCAAAGGCCAGCACAGCTTTGATGATCTCCTTTTGTGTGTCGTGGTGTGGTGCAAAGAGGAACACGCGCAGCTCGATGCCCTGATACAGCACGCAGACAGCGCCCCACATGTTGTTGGTCACTAGCATCTGGCCTTGCAGCTGGATGGGACCGCGTGCCAGGTGAGGGGTCTGCTCTGGCAGCGCCTTGGTTAGCTTGGCCTCGAGCACCCCTGGTCCAATGAGCTTGATGGAGTCTTGGCCAACCACATAGATGCCATTGTCTGGGTCGTGCTTGATCTCCTGGTTGTCGCCGTAGCCAATGCCGTCCAGGCTGCAGGAGAGCTTGCAGCTGCTGTGTGTGAATGCCTGGTTGATCTCTACGTCAAACTTGGTAAGCCCCAAGCGCTTGGCTGCCTCGGTCAAGATCACAGGCTCCAAGGTATTACCCCAGCCCATGGCCTCGTTGCCAATGTCGGGGCGCTCTAGCCCTTTGATCGCGTTGATGCTGAACTGCAGCTCATCATTAGGCGTGCTGTAGTTGCTGTAGCCCATGAGGCCGGGTAAGCGCGAGGCGCTCATCTCTTTGTCGTCTGTTAGTTTGCCTGCCATTTATAGCTCCTGTAGTTGATAAACGCGCACAATGCGTGCGTGTGCCTGGGGATGGTTGGCCTCTGTAAAACCAATCATCTTAAATTGTTTGCCTTTGAAGACCGCTCCGAGCACTGAGGGGTGCAAGTTGGCGGGTAGTTGGATGCGCTCGCGCACATCGTTGATGCTGACGCTGCCTTGCTGGCGGCAGACTTCAGCTGCAATAGTTCTGCAGCGCGCCAGGAAGGTGGCATCACGCTGCTCAAACAGGTTGAGCTGGGCGTCGCGGATTACTTGGCCGACGTTGACTGTCATCAGCATGTGAGCCAGACAACCAGCAAGGCCACCAGGCCGAGCCAGTAGATGACTATGTCATAGAGTTGATTACGCAAGTGAGGTCTCCTTTAGGTTAAGACGTTTGAGAAGGTTAGATACTTGGGTTGTGCCCCAAGTAATATTGCCACGGGGCGTGGTCACTGAGCGAGCTTGCAACGCTGCAGCAATATCTCTGATGGTGCGTGCGCCGGTGATGGCGAGAATGTCACGCACGATTGGACCAACGCGCTGGCAGTAGCTGTCAGCATTGGCCTTGATGACTAGGACGCCGGCTGCGGAGCCGATCTCTGGTGTCGGGCACCCAAGTACTACACCGCGTGCTTTGGCCGCTTGTAGGGCTTGCTTGGTGCGCTTGGAGATCTCTTCACGCTCATGCTGGGCAACCACTGCGCGCACACCAAACTCTAAGGTGCCTGCGTGTGGCATGTCGGCAGCCACAATGTCTACACCAGCTTTACGCAGTGTCAACAGGAAGGCTGCATCGCGGGAGAGGCGGTCGATCTTGGCAATCAGGATGGCTGCACCATGGCGACGGCACTGCTCAAGTGCGAGCTCGAGTTGTGGGCGGTTGTCGATCTTGCCTGACTCAATCTCTGTGTACTCGCCAATGATGTCTGCTTGGTATGAGCTGACCAGCTGGCGCTGTGAGTCGAGGCCAAGGCCAGAGTGGCCCTGCTTGGCGGTTGAAACGCGGTAATAGGCTACGTATTTCATGGCAGCCCCTTACTTAGTTGAAATAAGGCGATTGGCAACCTTGATTGCGCCATCAAGTGTTTTCGCAGAGCTCAGAATATTTAATGTTCTAGCACCACGAATGATAAATGGGCGAGATCTTTCCTCGTATCCCCAGTTGCCTACATCACGGCCTCTGCTGTAGTCAATATATAAAGAATCGCAACGCTCTTGTAAATTGTGGCAAAAAGATTGCCATGGCTTAACTAGGGATTCAAGGCCTGCTGGTACTTGACCTGTGATTGCAGCTGCTGTGCTAATGATGATATGTTTTTTCATGTTTAACTCCTTTAGGCTTTATCTGCCCGTTGAACATGAACGTATGTTACACGACATTTGTATATCGGTTTTCTAGGGAGTTTCCCTAGTGCTACTTCTTGATTGATATCGCGGTGATATACACTCGGCGCCTATGAAACCCAAACTCAAACCTTTTATGATGCGGCTGCACCCACTCACGCGGGAGCTGTTAGACAAGGCGGCTGCCGACCAGGGGCGCAGTGTGTCGTCTTTGATTGACCAGAGTGTGCGCGAGCAGCTGCAACCCAAGTACGGCGAGTTGCAACCCAGACTGCAGCGCTTTCTCTCTGGAGTGCGCCAGCCATGACTTATGAAGAGGCAGTGCGCTTGCTGGCCAGAGTGCGTGAAGGCATCTACTACCCTGTGGAGCTGGTTTCCGAGGCCTTGGCCATGACTGGCGACAGGGACTACGACTACCAGGTGCCACCTGCAGACATGATTGATTTTGTGCAGAACTTACGCAGAGCGGGGCAGCTATGAGTGAAACAATAC